AGCGTCCAAACGGTCATACGTCAGTATGTCACCTGTGACCGCGCTGCTGGTATCTACGTCCGTCAGGTCATTCAGCAGGTGGTCGTGGTCGGTTGCCGCATAGCCCTCGTGCTCATGCGCTGGCACTACCAGGTCCGTGATCTGCTCGCCCGAGGCGTTGTACACCATTCGCAGCTTGCCCGTACCCGTCACGGTTCCGGTCACGGTCAGGTTGGTCAGAATGCCGTTGTTGACAAGATCACCATCGAGGATGGTGTTCTTGCCCAGCCCCACCACCTCCACCCCCGCCGGGATCTCCAGCAGACTCGAGCCGCCCGCAACCGACGCCTCGCGCAGGTAGAAATCCAGGCTGCCCCCGTTATTCGACCAGTTGTTTTGCGGCCCGTCATGGCAGCGCATGCGCACGCTCGTCCCGCTCGGACGCCAGTAGACCCGGCCCTCCACCCACGGGTCGCCAATCAGGCCGTAATAGCCGAGAAATACCTCCGCGTGTTCGGCAAAGTCAGGTTTGTCCGTGAACGGGGCTAGGTCCCACCAGTACCCCACCAGCCCGGACCAACTGGCCCCGCCGTCGTCGGACATGTTGAATGTGCCGTATACGGTGGGCATGTAGACCCCGCCCGACGTCTGCGGGCTGTAGCGGGCCGGGGCGCGGGTTTCCACGCAGTAGAGCCGCCCCGGCTCAAGCCCGGTAAACTCCCCGCCCTGCGCGGCCGTGCCCGGCACGTTGACCGTCGCCAGGTCCGCCCCCGGCACGTACGTCCCGCCTGCCGCCACCGGCAGGGTCAGCGTGCCGGCCGGCAGCAGCACGGTGTCCCCCGCCACCGCCGCAGCCACCGCCGCCTGCAAGCCCCCGGCCGTGGCCGGGTACTCCGCCAGCCGCGCCGCGCCGGGGTGGCGCAGGAGGATCGTGGAGCCGGAGAGGTGGATGGTGTTGGCGTCCACGAAGATGCCCGCGCCGGCGGCGGCAGAGATGATGCGGTCCACCACGCTACCGGCGGTGCGGTTGGCGAACGGCGCGAGCGCTCGCGCCAGGGATGTGATCTTGCGGCTACCCCGCATGGACCCCTCCCATATCGTAGTCATCCTCAGCGCCCCGCGAAATGATGGTCAATCTGTCCGTGCGCGGGTCGTATTCGGTTTCTGTCAAAAAATTGAGCGAGGCGTCGCCCATCCTCGTGGCGTCCAGCCCCAGCCCCGGCCCGTCGATGATCCGCGCCCACACGCCCGCCGGGCAGGTGGACTTTTTGACCGCCCCGCCGTACATGTCGGTCAGCGTGCCGTCCAGCGACAGCCGCAGTGCGTCGGACGGGTCGGGCTCGCTGTAGACGCGCACCCGCCGGTGCGGGTCGACCGCCGCGAGCATCCTGACCCCGGCCGATGTGCCGCTCTCGAGCAGGGTTTCAATCTCGGTCAGGGCGTCCGCGTCCCCGTCCCGGTAGCTCTCGGTTGAGATGCCACTGTCCACCTCGACCTGCACGCGGCTGAAAAACTGGCCGTAGTTCGCCAGAAGCGAGGCGATCTGCTGGCTGGTCGGCAGGATGGCGTTATCGTAGACCCTGAAATTCAGCGAGTAGTCGAGGTCGTTCCAGGTCGTACCGTCGTAGGCGCGCCCGACGCCGTTGGCGTAGCCCGCTGCCGGGTCAACCGTGACGGCGTAGTAGTTGTCCGGGTCGACCGCGCCGGAACGCTCGACCGTCAAAAAGTATGTCCCGCCCGCCGTCAGCTCCTCCGCTGCGCTGAAGGTGAAGCGGGTCCAGGTGGCTTCTGTGGTCAGGGTTGACCCGTCGATGCTGGCGCTCACCAGTTCGGTATCCGGGGCGCTGTCGTCGACGTTGGTATACAGCTTGACGGTCAGGTTGTCGGTCGGGTTGCCCACCTTGCGCACCTGGATTTCCACCGCCTGCGCGTTGACCGCCGCCGCGCCGAGGTCAAACGACTGGGCCACCGCCTCCCGCGTCGCCAGTTCGCCGACGCTCACTTCGCTGCCGCCCGTCTCGTAGGCCAGCGCGAGGGCGACGGGAACGGAGGCGTAGCGCCAGCCGAGCGTTTCCCACCAGCCCACGGCGTAGATCGTGGCGGACGGCTGCGCTTTGGCAACCGGCGAGACCCGCCGCAGCCGGGCGCGGGGCTGGGCCCGCTCAAGCAGGGCCCGGTCGCGGTGGGCCTCGGCCTGCTGCGGGGATACCCCCGACAGGCTGTCGAGCAGCTCCCTGACCCCGTACTCGGCGGCGCTGAACGCGTCCTCGGCCCACTCGGTCGTGGCACGCACGCCCACGCCCTCCTCCCCGGCCTCAACCAGGGTGTAGGCCACAGCGACGCGGTTTGCCATCTGGTCGAGCGACGTGCTTAAGGTCAACGCCCCGACCTCCATGCGAACCTCGTTGACCAGGCCCCACCAGACCAGTTGGCCGTCATTGTCGTATATCTCAACCGGGCAGCGCAGCAGTTCGGGCAGCGCCAGCAGGTCGGCCACCCCGCCCGTGGCGGTGATCTCGGCTCGGCGCGGCCCGCCCACGGCGTGATGGGCGTACGGCCCGACGGTAAAGGCCAGCGTCCCGGTGGCGGCCGGTTGTGGCGCGGCGAGGAACGGGCGCTGGTAGAATACCGGCCTCATAATGCCCTCCAGCGCGGGCGGTAGTACAGCTTGGCCGTCACCAGTCGGTCCACCTCGGCTCCGCCGGTGGTCCAGCCGTGCAGGAGCAGGTACAGCCGCTGCCGTTTGCCCGGCGCGAGATGGATGGGCTGGCCCTGCGCCAGCACCGGGCAGACTGCCGCGCCGCCCGAGGAGGCCACATAGGCCCGGTCGTTCACGGCGTCGTCCACCACTACCTCGCCGTAAGCCGCGCCGGGACGGGGTTTGAGCACCCGCCAGCCGTCGGCGGGCATGAGGTAGAGCGTGTCGTAGTAGACGTTGCGGGTGTTGGCTGAGTAGGCCCGCAGTTCGAGTGTCAGCGCCCCGGACGTGCCGGGCAACCAGGGCGGCATCCGCAAGGTGTACAGGTCGTGGATTTTGGAGAGGTCCGTGGCGGTCATGACCTGCGGGCTGGACCACAGGATCGACGCGCCCGATTTCAGCCGCAGCCTGAACCGCAAGTGCGACGGGTCGATCATGAGCGCCCCGAAGCGCAGCACGGCGTGGACAGTCTGCCCGCCGAAGGCCGATAGCTGCTTGGCGGTGAGCGTGTAGGCCAGTTGCACCTGCTCGGAGTTGTAGACGGATTTCACCACGTACTGCCCGCCCGAATTGCCCGCCCCGGGCGCGCCGGCCGCGCCCGCCTCGGCCTCATACGCCCAGACACACCCGGCCGGGTCGGTCCAGTTCTGCCCGATCCAGATAGCGGACAGTTCGTCGGCGTCGTTGTAGGCGTTGGTCAGTTCCAGCCTGGTCGGCGCGGGCAGGTCGCCCATCACGCTCGCGGCGGCGATATCGGCGTAGTTGACCCGCTTGGCGGGTGCGGTCCCGTCGCCGTCGTTGATGCCGTAGATGGGCAGCCCGGTGGTATTGGCTGTGCCGTTGTCGTTGGTGAGCGCGACCTGCGCCTCCGCGCCCTCCCAGTAGTCGGCGCGGGTGAAGGTGACGGTAAAGATGGCCTTGCCCTGTGCGAGGCCCAGATCCACGGCTTGCAGGGTCGGGGCGATAGCCCCGGCGGTGTCTACCCCGGCCATGCCGGTGACGCGCACGGTGAGGGGGGATCGCTTCCAGGCCGTGTCGTTGTGGTATTTGGTCTCCGCGTACACCCGCGACACGGCCTCGCCGCGGTCGTAGGCGGCGGCCTGCTCAAAGAGCCGGGTCAGCGTTTCGGTGTTGGTTCGCACAGTTGCCAGGTTGCCCAGCAGCATCACGCGGGCGCTTTCCACCGCCGCCCCGCCCACTCCTACCCGCGGGGTCCACTCCAGCAGCAAGCCGGTCGTGCCGTCAGATACGTTCACCGTTGTCGAGCCGTCTGTAAACCGCAGTCCTAGCGCCATGCTTACCTCTGTCTCTGCCGGATCAGTTCTACCGCCTGTTCAGCCGCAGCCATGATCTCGAGCTGGTTGTTGGCGTAGAAGTTGAACTGATACCCGCCCTGGTTGAACCCCCGGCTGGCCGCAGTCAAAAACTGCTCGAGTAGCGTCAGCAGCTTCGTGGTCTGCCCGGCGCTGGCGACGTAGCCGTCGGATTGTGGAATGAACAGCTCGCGCCCGCGCTCCTGCCACTCGTAGACTCCCCCGCTGTATACCTGACCGCCCGCGGCCTTGCCGATGATGCCGTTCCCGTTCAGGTCGCGGTCCTCGGACAGTTCGCGCACACCAATATCCATCTTGCCGCCGGGGGTGGCGAAATCGGCCAGGACCGTGATTTTTACCACCTTGCCAGTCAGGTTGTCGATCTTGTTCTGGAGGATGTCCACCTCGGCCTGCGCCTCGCGAATCCCTTCGGCCAGTTCGTCCCGGTAGGTGTCGGCCAGTTCGGAGATTTTGGTCTTGTAGGCTTCGATGTCCCCGGTCTTTTTATATTCCTCGGTGATGGCTTTGAGCTCCTCGGCGTAGTTGTACTGCGTCAGGTAGTTCGTGCCCATCACCTCGTCAATACCACCGAGCGCGGCCTTGTAGGCTTCGCCCTCGATCCCGGCCTCCCGCAGCGCAGCCACCGCGTCCCCGGCGACGGTTTGGTTCCACTTGATGTAGACCTCGTTGAGTTTGCCCTGCGCGGCGGCCAGTTCCTCGTTCAGCTCGGCCAGTTCCTCGTTCAGCTCGGCCAGCTGCATGGTGTGGAGCAGATCCACCTTTTTGGCGTCGGCGGCGACTTCGGTGGCCTCGGCCTCTACCTCAGCGGACCTCGCGGCGTCGTACTGGGCCTGCGTCAGCCCGCCCAGCGAGGCGATCAGCTCATCCTGCGTACGGGTCTGTTCGGAGATGACCTGCGTCTGGCCGTAGGCGGTCAGGGTGCGGGTCTTGGTCAGCTCCACGTCCATCCCCATCGCCGCGGCGGTGGAGATGATCTTATCTCTATACACGTCGTAGGCCACGCCCTGCTCTAGCAGCGCCTGGCTGAGCTCGCCCAGGTAGGCGCGAGCGATCTGGGTTTTGTCGACCGCGAACCCGGCCCAGGATTTGTTGATATTTTGTTCGGTGACGTCCCAGGCGTTCAGGACCGCTCCGGTCATGTCCTCGACCCCGGCCCCCTGAGCGGCCAGTGCGTCGAGCTGTCCCCGTAGCGCCCCGGCCACCGCCGCCGTGCCCTCGCGGTTGGCCTTGACCACCGTCTCCTGGTAGGTGACGTACGTCGCCGCCAGCGAAGCGATTGCCAACCCGAGCGCCCCGGCGTTCACGGCGGCAGTCCCGAAACCCGCGCTCAACGCGGTCGTCAGGGACAACCCCGCGCTCCATGCCGCCGATACCTTCCCCATCGCTCCGGCTAGTCCGGTGACAACCGAGGACATCCCCGTGAAGGCGGCGACCAGCGTCGGGCGCAGGATCACCACGGCCCCCAGTGCCACAGCCAGGTTTCGCGTGCCTTCCTCGAGGTCGCCCCACCAGTTGATCACTTCCTTCGTTCCGGCGACGATCTCGGTCACGGTTTCGGCAAACTCCTCGCCCATCGCCTGGATGTTGGCGATGGTCTCCGGGTCTTGCAGCGTTTCAACGAAGTCCTCTAAATACGGCTGCGCGGTTTTGAACAGCGGGGCGAACAGGTCCGACAGCCGCATAGCCTTCAAATCGCCCAGGGCGTTCATCAACCCGGTCAGGGTCGAGCCGGTGCGCTCGGCGGCCCCGGCGAAGTTCTGCTCTAGGTTCTGGATAATGGCTTCAATCGCCTGATCTGCCGGGATCAGCCCTTTCTCGCGCATCTCGACGATTTCCGCCGTGGTTTTGCCGAACGCGGTGGCCAAAATCTCGTTGACGCTTAGCCCCGCCTCGGTCAGTTGCAGCACTTCCCCGCCGGCCAGTTTGCCCTTCGCCCGAATCTGTCCCAACGCCAGGGCGATTCTGCTCATGGTCTGCTCGCTGGCCCCGGTCCCGGCGGCGAAGTCGATCATCGCCTCTGTTAGCCGCTTGGCCTCCTGGGTATTGAACCCGTAGGCCATCGCCATTTTGTAGGCGTTGGCGACGCCTTCCGTGGTAAAGGGGCTTTTAATGGCGAGCTGCTGCGTCCAGCCAAACAGTTCCTCGCCCGCCGAGGCGCTCATTTCCAGCGCCTCGGCCATTGACTCCGCCCGCCCGGTGGTGAGCAGTTCTTTGGCCGCAAGTTGAGTCAGGCTCGCGCCCATCAACTCAAACGTGGAGACGGTCGACAGCGCCTCGCGCCCCAGCCCGACCAGTCCCGAGCCGGCCTTGAGTATCGCCCCGCCGAGGGTCACGCCCAGCGCGGTCTTGCCGACGTCGCCCAGCCCACGCACGCCCTGATCGACCCGCGCGATGCCTTGTTCAGCGCCTTTGGTGTCGGCCCCGATTTCGACAAACAGTTGTGCCGCCCGAATGCTCATGCTTTACTCCTACGCTTGGCCTGCGCCCTGACTGCTGCGTTCTCGGCGTCGCGGCACATCTCCACCACATCCCACCACTCGGGGCGCTCCGCGAGTTCCCACGGAGCCACCCCGAGATACCTCGCCATCTGTACCAGGTTCCACTCGGCGGCGGTCTCCTCGTCTGGCGGTTCGTACAGGTCCGGCGCGACGAGGTACGCCTTTAGCCTTTTTTTCGGGCTTTGACATCCTCGACAATCGCCGCCAGCAGCCCCATCGTGAACGGCAGCGGCAGCGAGGCGACCAGCGGATCAGCCGGCGGGATCGGCTGGTCGTTTTCGTCCAGCAAATCCCACGCCTTGACGACTTTTCCGATCTGGAAGGCGGCAGACTCAAACGAGTCCTCGATCTGGCCGACCGCCTCCACGAACTCGCGGTCCACGGCATTGGGCAGGTACTCGACCGCCATCGTGTCGCCCTGATACTCGTACTCGAGCCGGTAGGTGCGGTTGCGCATGTCCGTCAGTTTGATCGCCATAGCGTCTCCTAGAGTGTGGACAGTGAGTTGATGAGCGTGATTTCAAACGCCTTGCTCCAGGTCGCGTCATGCACCCCGCTCATTTCGTACTCCATGACGTAAATGCCTTCCTCGTCCGATGGATCGCTCACGCCCATGATCTGCGCCGGGAAGTCGAGTTGGAAGGTGTTTTTATACGGGTCTTTGATGGTCGCGCCTTCCGCGAGCACCCGGAACCACTTGGTCGTCCCGGCCCGCATGGTGGTCATCAGCCCCATGCCAGTGGCGTCGGTTGCCACCCGCAGGGTATAGCGCAGGGTTGGGACCAGCTCAACCGCCACCGGGTCTTGTCCAACCGGCCAGGCCAGCCCGATCTTATTCGACAGCTCCATCGTCATCGAGAACCCGCGCGTCATGGCTGTGGCCCCGTCTAATCCGGCCCGGGTGTCGGCCATTTTGAACGATAGGTGCGAGGGCAGCACCGGCAGCGCGGTCATGGAGGTTAGAGCGGGGGTCAGGGTGCAGGTGTTATCCTGCGCCTCGCCGTAACCCATGCCGGATACGGATACCTCTGAGCGGTTGAAGGTGAATGTCAACCCGGCCACTCGAGCGCCCGCGATCTTCCAGGCGTTATCGCTGTCGCCGTGTTCGATAGTCAGCGTTTTACCCGCGTCCGAGCCATAGGTATCGCTGACAAATGTCCACTTGTAAGCGGCAGTTTCTCCCTGCTGCGTGGGCGACGGGGCAGACAGCAGGCTCGAGAGCAGGTACACGATCTCGTTGTAGGTCAGCTTGCCCTCGATGCTGAACTCCGACCACTCCTTGTTGGGGGTGACAAACGAGGGGAATTTGAACCCCTGCGCCCGGAACACGTCGGCTTCCAGGCGCGGCCCCGGAATGATGGAGGTTGCCGCCAGTTTGCGGGTTGCCGCCACCGGCGTACCGGCGGTTGCTTCCACCCCAATCTGGCTAATCTGAAAAACGGTTTCCTTATTTCCCATGATGCGTTGCTCCTATTGGGTGAATACCCGAAACTGAATGGCTGCTTTTTGATAGGTCACGCCGTCGGCAATCTCCACCGGCAGCGGTACTTCCATGTCCTCGACACATCCGATCACCGTTCCGGTGATAATGGTGGTGTCCGCTTCCCCTTCCTTGCCGGGGACGGTCTGCGTCACCGTGCCGGAAGCGCAGTCGAGCGCCGCCCGGACGGCGTTCAGGATGGCGGCCGGAACGGCGTTGTCCAAGCCCTGGTCCACCGCCACCACCTGCACCAGCTCGTCGAACATGAGCGTGTGCGCCCCGGTTGAGGCGGGCTTCACGGGCAGGGCTGAGACTTTCGTCACCACGATCAGCGGATAGGCGGCGTTGCGCGGGGCGAGGTTTGCGTAGACGCGCGCCCCCACCAGGGCGGAAACGGCAGTATCGTTCTTGAGGGTGGTAATCACCCAGCGGGTGGCGGTGAGAATGTCGCTCATTTGAGCCGCTCCTCCAATTTGTTCATGGCGTAGATGAACGGGGCGCGCACCTTTTCAGCCGCCGGGCGCAGGAAGGGCCGGGCGGCCATCTTTGACGTGCCAAATTCCAGATGAATCCCGTACTCCGCCACAACCCCGACAATGGCGCTGGTGGGCGTGACCATCTCGACAAACTGCGAGCCTTTGAGGTAGCCGGTATCGACCGCCGGGGCTTCACCAGGCGCGCTCGCCTGGTGGCTGCCGTACATATGCCCGCTCTTTTGCCCCTCCATCGAGGACTGGGAGGCGGCCAGCAGGTCGAAGGCGGTCTTGCGCACGATCACCCCGGTGGCCTTAGGGAGGGCGGCGGCGATCTTGGCAAAGTTGTTGTACTTGACGGCGATACTGCTCATAGCACCTCCGCGCAAATGACCACCCGCGCCGTCTCGTAGGTGCGCCGGATGACCCAGACCACCTCAAACGTCCTTGTTCCCACCACCAGCCGGTCAGCCTCGCGCACGTCGGTCAGCGCCGGCAGGGTGACGGTGTAACCCGCTCGCCCCGCGAGCCGTTCGGCGACGACACCCTCACTCGCCTGGCGGTTGTACGGCCCGATGCGCCC